AGCAATTCTTTTCTAACATTAACATTCAATGAAGAGAATATGAATCAAAGAAAAACGCTAAAACTAAAAACCTTTCAAGACTTTATAAAACGGCTACGCCGAAAGTTCAAAGGTGTATATGCTGTCGAGAATGACAATAAAATTACCTATCCGATAAGGTTCTTTCACTGTGGTGAATATGGTGAAAATTTCGACCGTCCTCACCATCATGCCTGTGTCTTTAATATTGATTTCGAGGATAAAGAATTTTGGAAAAAAACTAAAAACGGCGACGATCTCTTTACGTCTAAAATATTAGATCAATGTTGGTCTATTCCTTTAAAACCGGAGGATTATACTAAACACAAAAATGAAAATATTTGGCTGGATAAAAAAGGCAATCCTCATACGTATCTTGGATATGCTTATATTGGAGATGTAACCTATGATTCTGCATGCTATGTGGCAAGCTATTGCCAAAAAAAAGTCAATGGTGCTAAAGGTGTTGAACACTATATCCGTCATGATCCTGAAACCGATGAGTTGTATTATCTCGAGCCGGAATTCGCTACCATGTCAAGACGACCTGGCATCGGCAAAAAATGGTTCGATTTGTACCATAAGACAGATCTGTATAGTAAGGACTTTGCTACTTATGAAGGTAAGAAATTTCCTGCTCCTCGCTATTATGATAAACTGTATGAAGCGACTAACCCTAATGATATGGAATCTATTAAACAAAGGAGAATGAAAAATGCGAAATTAAACGAAGCCGATCACACTGTAAGACGCTTGTTGGACAAGCAAAAATGTATTGAATCTAAATTTAAAACAAAGGAAAGACGCTATGAAAGTGGAAATGTACTCAATCTATGACAAAAAAACTAAAGTCTATCAACAGCCCATGTTCTCGGTTAACCGTGGTTCGATGCTGCGCGAGTTCTCGGACTTCTTAAAAAATCGGGGCAAAGATACAATGATGGCTAAATATCCCGGTGATTACCACCTTTGTCGTGTTGGTTGGTTTGATGAAGACTTGGGCCTAGTGGAAGGCCAGAAAAACCCTGATTTTATTTGTTATGTTAATGATCTAATTGAAAAGGAAAAATCTAATGACTGAAATACCTGAATATAGAAGACCTGTAAAAACTATTAATACCAAACCTTCAAAAACTGAAAAGGCGCACCAAAGCCGAGTTAATATTAACATGATTGCTGCTAAAATGCTGCGTGGCCATCAACCTCCAACAAAAGCCGGTGGCGTATATGGCGACTTCTCTTCGGTAGAAGATTATCATGCGTGTTTAAATAGGGTCAATGATGCTGTAGGCGATTTCAATCGTCTTCCGTCTCAAATACGCAGTGCCTTTGATAATAGCCCCGGCAACCTTATTGGCTTTCTCTCTGATGAATCAAATCGTGATGCGGCTATAGAATTAGGTCTGATTGAAAGACCGCCTCCTGAGCCTCCTGAGGCCCCTCCTGTAGAAGATCCTCCTTCTCCAGAATAGAATTAAAAAAAGGTGTTGACATAATGTCATCTAACCGATAAAAATAGTGGGAACAGTTATACTTACTTGTTCATAACTGTTCCCACTGACCGCAAAAAACAAAAGGAGTCAAAAAATGTTTACAAATGCTAAAAATTTCGTAAATCCCTCACAAATGGATCATTCCTTCAGTCGTATTCCTCATGCTGATATACCTCGATCTACGTTTAAGCGTCCCCATACACACAAAACAACATTTGATGTGGATTATTTGTATCCGATATATGTTGACGAGGCCCTGCCCGGTGATACTTTTAAGGTAAAATTATCTCATATATGTCGTGTTAATACACTGCTCTTTCCGTTAATGGATAATATAAAACTCCACTTCTATTTCTTCTCTGTTCCGAATCGCCTGCTTTGGACAAATTGGACTAAAATGATGGGTGAACGTGAAGATCCTGGTGATAGTATCGACTATACTGTTCCGCAAATTACGGTTCCTGCAGGTGGCTTTGCTGCTGACTCGATGGCCGATTACTTTGGTATCCCTGTCGGCTTGGATGACCTCGAAGTAAACTCACTGCATTTTCGTGCCTATAATATGATCTTTCGAGAATGGTTTCGAGATCAAAATTTAATAGACTCTCCCGTTGTAGATACGGACAATGGCCCGGATACGGATACCGACTATGTATTGCGAAAAAAATGTAAAGCTCATGATTACTTTACGTCTGCTCTACCGTGGCCTCAAAAAGGTGATGATGTGGATCTTCCTCTTGGTACTACTGCTCCTGTTGTTCCTGGTGCTGATCGTACTTGGTCTGCTGAACCTGCTATGCGCTTATGGGATCAAGCTGATGGTACTTATAATGCTTCTGATCTTATTGTTGGTGTTACTGGTGGTACAGGCGAAGCCGCAATTGGTTCTGGTGTTACTATTGGTAATGAAGAGTTATCACCCTCTAACTTATGGGCTGATCTTTCTAATGCGACGGCTTCAACTATTAACTCTTTGCGTGAAGCGTTTCAGTTACAAAAAATGATGGAGCGTGATGCTCGTGCGGGTTCCCGATATTGCGAAATTATTCGCTCTCACTTTGGCGTTACTGATCCCATGTCTGCTATATTGCAGCGTCCCGAGTATTTGGGCGGCGGTACACGATCGATCACAGTTGAACCGATGCCGGCAACAAACTATATTGTCTTTAAGCAAAATGTCGGTGATTTAGCGGGTCTTGGTTTCTCTGCGTCTGGTGGTATTGGATTTACGAAGTCGTTTACTGAACATTCTGTGATTATTGGTTTGGTCTGTGCGAATGCTGATATTACTTATCAGCAAGGTTTGAATAAAATGTGGGCACGTCAAACCCGATATGACTATTATTTCCCGGCTATGGCTCATCTAGGAGAACAAGAAGTTCTCACTCAAGAAATTTATGCTCAAGATGAAACAGTGGATACAGACACTGATGGTACTCCCGATAATAAGGAAGTCTGGGGCTATCAGGAAAGATGGTCTGAATATCGTTATAAACCCTCATATTTATCGGGTCGTATGCGTTCTTCTCATGCTACTCCATTGGATGCTTGGCATTTATCCGAAGAGTTCGGCTCTATTCCTGCTCTGAATCAGACATTCATTGAATCTATGACTCCGATGGATCGTGTTGTTGCTGCGCCTGCTGAGCCGGATTTCACGATGGATATGTTCTTCGATATTGTTGCGACTCGTCCGTTGCCTACGTTCTCAGTCCCGGGTTTAATCGATCACCTATAAGAAAGGAGTAATTATGGGCTTTCTATCTTCTGTTGGTGGACTATTGGCTGGTAAGGCGTTTGGTGCTGATCCAAGGTCTCAACTTGAAAACCAGCAGGCCTTTACTGAAAAAATGATGAAATATAAACATCAATGGGAAATTGAAGATCTTAAAAAGGCGGGTCTTAATCCCATTCTATCGGCTACAAAAGGCTCTACCCCAATGGGTTCATCTGGTAGTGGTGGTTCTGCTCCTGGTGGTGATAATGATATGGTTACCGCTGCGCAGGTTGCTAAAATTAGAGCCGAAACAAAACTTATTAATGTTCATGCCGCAAAAGAGGGTGTTACTAAGCCCATCTATAATGAAGCTGGCGAAGCCGTTAAAGGTGCGGTCGAAAAGGTAAAAAAATGGTTCGAAGGTAGTGCTAACTCTGCTCAAGATGCGCGTGCTCCGGCTCTTCCTAAATTGGCTGCTACTGCTAAATCTAATTCTGCAAAAGCTGCGGACGCGATTGCTAAACCTGATTCTAAGATGAACAAAGCGTTAAGATGGTTATTAAAGGGTAAAGCTGCGCCGATTGCTACGACTTATACTCCCCGATCTGCTGATTATCAAAAAGCGTTCGCTAAAGTAAAAAAACTGGTAAAAGGTAAATCGTATAAAGAGCGTAAAAAAGCGTATGATTACTTCAATAAAAAATGGAAATCTAAAAAATAGGAGTGTGTAAAATGGAAAAAATATCTGTTGTGATTGCTATCTTGAAAATGTTATTGAGCTTCTTGGCCGATTCTGATAAGGATGGGCGTCCAAATATATTCGACGCTGATCCAAATGATCCTAATGTAAAATGATTCTGCTGCAGTTGTGCTGCAGTGATTATGTGAACCCTTATATTATAAGGACTTACAATCGTCAAATTTGAACTTTTTTAAAAAGGAGTCAAAAATGAAATATCGTAGAAACATGTCTCGTCGTAGTAGTAAAAAAAATTTCTCTCGAGGTGCACGGATTAAACGCAAAAATTATTCTCCCGGTCTGATGCGTGGCGGCTATAGACTGTAGCGTCCCCCCTCCGATGGCCACTGCCCGATTTTGGGCGGTGGCCGTAAAATAGTGGTTTCCGATTATCGGGCGTTGTTGGCCCGATGTTAGTTACCTCCTTGAACCGAAAAGGAGTTAAAATGCCATGTACAAAACCCTTAAAAGCGTATCGTTGCTTAAATATTCATACTAAAAACTATAAAAATAAAATTACAATATTAGGCCGTAAAAATGACGACAATAAAAAATATCATGAAGAATATATTCCGATTGAGCTACCCTGTGGACAATGCACCGGGTGTCGAATTGATCGTACACGAGATTGGGCCTTACGTATTATTCACGAGAGTTCTCTGTATCCTGAAAGCAATTCTTTTCTAACATTAACATTCAATGAAGAGAATATGAATCAAAGAAAAACGCTAAAACTAAAAACCTTTCAAGACTTTATAAAACGGCTACGCCGAAAGTTCAAAGGTGTATATG